TCAGGTCTTTGTCGAGCGCTCACGTTCACGGCGCGCTCGCTGCGCGGCAGAAAGTTGCAGCCGCCAAGCAGCGAACTCGTCAGACTGCCTCCAGGCATCCATCCGGTCACGGTTCAAATCGGCGTTGCGGGCTCGTGTCTCTTGGATGCGAGCCCTTTTCAGTTCGCGCTTTTCGTCTGACATAGGACCGCGTTTCGGATGGCGCTGGTTCTTCGACTGTGTACTCTGGTCAGCCCAGCGGACATTCCACGGATTATAGCCATCGTCGTTGTCCACGCGGTCAACGGTTAGCCGGTCGGCCCACGGCTGACCGCAGACAATCTGAACGTCCTCCACATAAGCCCAAAAATCGTGCCGCCAGCGGTCGCAGACTGCAATGCCACGACCACCGTAGGCGTAGAAATATTCGTGATCGGGGTTGTGACATCTTCCTAGCATCTGCATGTAGCGCGGATATAAAGGGTGTCTCGATGGATAGTTGCAGATGGAGAATAGGTTCTTCATAGTCTCGCAATAGCAGATATACACAATGTTCCGCGATATTTATGCGACCTCGGCTTCGGTGATCCCGAGATGGGTTACGTGAGCATGGCCGAACTGCTGGCGGTCAGCCGCATGCTGCCGATCGGCTTGGAGCGCGATCTGCACTTCCAAGGCACCCGACCGCTCAGCGTGTACGCGGGTGAAGCCAGGGCAGCAGGCCGCATCACAGCGTAACAGCCAAGGGCATGTGTGAAAGGGGCTGCACAGCAGCCCCTTTCCTACCTGCTCAAGCAACCAATCCTTCACTCTTAGTGAGTGCGCTCCTTCACTAATAGTGAAGCGAAGGTAAAAATTCGTGATTGCCTAGTGAGGCACTTGACGATGCTTCCGAGTGCTGGCAAATAGCACTCAACGACAGCAAGGAGGTCATGAGTTTTCTGAATTGGGGTGCTCGGCACGCTTAGGCGTGTGGGACCGAGCAGAACCCGCGCCGCACGGGAGAGGCTTGCCTCAATTGCGGATCCCCCCGGTCCAGGAGTTAAGACACATGATCAACAACACTGCCGCCAGCAACCAAACCCTCGGGAATGGGAGCGCACTGTACGTAGTTGCCAATGAAGTTGCCAAGATCAATCAGGTCTCGGTTGCCAATTTCAACTACGCACAGAAGGGTCATCAGCAAACTTACGCGCACATTCGCGACATGTATGCGTTGGTGCTTGAGGTTCACAAAAACCCCAATCACGCTGCTGCATGGAGCAACGAACGCATCATTCGTCAGGTTCGCGAGCCGCAGGACGATCAGAACCCGTTCGCCCAATACGTCTACGTGTTGGATGGCGAGTTCGATACGTCCAAGACTGTGGACCTTGGTGGAGGAAAAACGGGCCACAAGTGGATCCGGAGGCGGTCAAGCGAGAAATACGCGAGGCCTCTTCGCTGGCTGTATGAGAACAAAATCGCGGTCGAGGACGTGATCGACGTGATAAACGGCTACGTTTATCCCCGAGATAAGTCCCTGACCAAGATGGAGGGCATCATGCGGGCAGACCGCGACAATCATCCGCCCACTCAAAGAGGGCGGAGTTGGACGGGTAACGTGAAGAACGAGGCGCTCGCTGCTCCGCGCTCTTTCACAATCCCCGCGTCCGCAGTCGCCGGTTTCACCAAGTACGACGGTTTCGGCACGTTGGTCTGGCGTGAGGTCAATGGTGAGATCCATGTTTTCTGCGACGGCGGCGCAACGGCCAATGCCATTGTGAAGGTCGTCACCGAGGCCATGGCTAAGCCCAAGGACAGCGACAAGGCTGACGAGGCCGGCTCCGACGAACTGGCTCAGGCTGCTTGATCCAACAAAAAGGGGAGCCCTTAACCGGGCTCCCCTTCTTCGTTCGGGAATAGTGAGCGCCCTCCCCTCACGGCTTGGGCACAGCCACGTGCTCGATGGTTTCCTCGCCCAGCAGCGCGTTCACATCGTCGATGATGCGATTGAGCGCCTTGAGTTGCTTGAGGGTGAAATCCTCGCCCTTGCGCCCACGGATCGCCGGGTGCGGCTGCGCTAGTTTCTCGCGGAGGCCGTCGAGGAGTTCGCCCTGCGTCTGGCGGCTCTGTTTGCGGCGGCCGAACAGCCCGCTGGCCTTGTCCATGACCGCCCTCAGCGATCCGCGGAAGTCGTGCAGCGTCTCGATGATCAAGCGCGCATAGGCGTGGTCGGCATCACTGAGGCGGGCGTACTCGACATCTTTGCCGTAGGCGCTGGGCTTGGAAACCACGTGGCTACTGATGCGCGCCACGATCATCGCGCGAGTGCGGGGCTGCTTCTCGGCTGCCGGCTCAGGCGGGGGAAATTGAAACAGGTCTGACATAGTGGGTTTCTCCTCTTCTTATTGATTGTCGAATGTGAGTTTGAACAGCATGGCATCTTCGCGACGGTCGAAGCGGATGCGTATCCAGATGCCGAGTTCGTTTTCGATGGCATAAAGAAGCCAATCGTCATTTCGTTGGCCCACGTTTTCACGCAGCCAGGGCGCGTACTGCATAAGGCCATAGGATGCAGCGTAGTCGCGTTCAGCCATGTCCAGTCTGCCAACTTCGATGTCATTTTCGTCGGCAAAGGCTTGGATCTTATCGGCTACCGTTTGGGCGCTGGCCCAGATAGTTTCGTGATCCAGTTCAAAGTAGATCACGTGGTCGCGGTTTCCTGCGCCAATATCCTCGTAGTGCATCTTGATACCAGACATGTGAAAATCTCCGTTTTTTCTTGTTGTTTTTCAGTTACTTAGGAACGCTGTCTGTGCGTTCAGCGCGTAAGCGTGCGAACCGAGCCTGAGCAGCAATCCGCAGGTTTTCGCGGTGCTCGGGGCTCTTGGTGCGGCCCTTGAGAGCATCGCTGATGGCCTTGCACTTGGTGGGCGAACCCTTGGTGCCGGTGAGGCTAGCAGCGATACGAGCCTTGGTTTCGTCTGTGTGGTTTGTTCCCTTGCGCATGTTGTTTTCTCCCCATCATACCAATCTATTTATCTTTGAGCGTCCAATTTCTCTTTCATGCTGGCGATGATCTCCAACTGATAAGCGCTGAGATACATGCCGTTGCCCAAGCGCAGGCTCTTCTCCATGCGCGCCCTGATCCTCAACAGCATGTTCAGGGTCTTGCCAGTTTCGTACGGCATGGTGGCGCAAACGATTTCGTAGAGAGGCTGGATTTCTCCAGCCTCCACGTCGAGCAAATCGCTCTGATAGGCGCGAACTACGCGCATGTTACTTGAGTCCCATCTGCTGCAAGGCCATGGCCTCCAACAAAGTTCTACCGCCGCGCTTCTCCTCGAACACCTCGCGCTTGGTTTGCATGTCCGGATTGAGCCAGATGCCATAGGCCAGCAGGTTACTGCTGCCGGGAGCACCAGCCGGTCGCTTTTCCAAGGTGACTTCCACACTCCAACCCTGGAGGTGCAGCAGCATCGTGGGGTGCTCTTCTTCGGCATCCCAGAACACGATGGCCGCTGTGTAGATCAACACATGGTGGTTCTCGTCCTTGAACTTGGCGCCTACCGGACGAATGCGCCAACTGTTGTTTCTCACATTGGCCACGTCCAGGGCCTGATCGATTTCCGTGTAGAACGGATCGCGCTCGTAGCCTTCGGGCACATTGTTGCGGAAGCCGCGAGCCACCGGATGGAACGCGCCGAGATAACTGAACATCTCGCCGCCATCTTCCATGCAGTAGTGGATCTTGACCTTGTACTGGTTGCTCTTCTTCTTGCCCTCTTTGCCGGTGCCGTTGTCGAAGAGGTCAACCTTGAGGTAGAAGGGTGCAGGCATAATGGGTGCACGGGCGTCGCTTCCCTCGACCCCAATATCTTCCTCAAGAGCCGATGGCAGGGCATCATTACTCGGCTCGTCGTCCTGAGTGGCGAACGAAGGCGCGAGGCCATTAGTTGTGGGTTGTTCCTCGATGGCGATAGCCGGATGTTGATCTGGTACAGCCTCGATGGCGTAGCCATCAGGCGTGTATCCATTATTAACATTATTCTTATTAGTAAGGTCGTTACTAATAGATACACGGTCTAGGTTGGTTTCGGTATCCCGCTCTAATGGATACACGCCTTGACCGCTGAGGGCATTCTCAATCGCCACCTGCTGCTCGTGTTGCTCAGGGCGCTTGAAGTTGGCCACCTTGAGGGGGTCGAAGCCAGCGGCGCGTAGTCGGTCTTCAAATTCAGTGCTGTGTGCCATGTTGTAATCTCCTTGTGCAGGCATAATGGATGTACGCCTGTTCAGAAGTATTTATAGCACTAGGTTGGTTTATAGGGTCAAATAGAATTTTGCAGTTCTAGCCACTTCATCGCCGGTAAATATCGGCATGAAGACAAATACCGCAGGCTTGAGCCTCATCAAATCTTTCGAGGGCTGCGAACTACGCGCCTACAAGTGCCCCGCTGGGGTGCTCACCATTGGCTACGGCCACACAGGATCGGACGTCACGCCCGGTCTTGTTATCACCCCCCATCGCGCTGAGGAGTTGCTGCAAGGGGATCTCGCCAAGTTTGAGCGGGCTGTTGCTGCCTCACTAAAAGTGAGTGTGACTGCCAATCAGTTCGCCGCGCTGGTGAGCCTCGCCTACAACATCGGTGGCGCGGCCCTGGCCAAGAGCACGCTGATCAAGCGCCTCAACGCGGGCAAGACACAGGAAGCAGCGGATCAGTTCCTCGTTTGGAACAAGGCCGGTGGCAAGGTGCTCAAGGGCCTGTCGAGGCGCAGGGAAGCAGAGCGCGCTCTGTTCCTGCATCCGTGAGCGGCTACCGCAATCGCCTAGAGGCTCGGGTGGGGGCCACGCTGCCGCCCGAGTACGCCTACGAGAGCACCCGGCTGCCCTACACGCTGGCGCACCACTACCTGCCGGATTTCATCGATCCCATCGGCAAGCGCATCGTGGAGGTCAAAGGCCGGTTCCCAGCCAGTGACCGTGCCAAGATGAAAGCCATTCGCAAGCAGTACCCGGATTACGAAATCGAAATCCGCTTTCAGAGCCCGCAAACAAAAATCGCGAAGAACAGCAAGACCACGTACAGTGAATGGTGCCAGAAAAATGGTATCGCATGGAGTAAAGCGTGAGAGAAAAGAAAAGACAAATGAAGCCAGAAAACATACTGGCTCGATTTCATTCAAAGTATGTGGTTTCTAACAACAACTGCTGGTGCTGGAAAACTACATGGGAAGACCAGCCGTATGGCGCATTCCGTGGCACCTATGCCCATCGGTGGAGTTACGAGCATTTCAAGGGTGAAATACCCGAGGGGATGTACGTCTGCCATACCTGCGACAACCCCGGATGTGTCAATCCAGAACATCTCTGGTGTGGGACCGCTGCTGACAATGTGGCTGACATGGACGCCAAGGGGCGGCGCAAAGTCTCAGGTGTCAGAGGAACAGACAGGCCACAGACACACCTCAGCGAACATGACGTTCTTGCTATTCGATCATCACCCGAGACTGCAAAAGTACTGGGCGGTCGGTTCGGCATTTCCCAGAGCGCTATATACAAGATTAAGAAGCGTGAGACTTGGTCCCATGTCGCTTGATTGGTGCGAGAAGAACGACATTGCGTGGAGCAAGGCTTAGTGACCAACCGAAACATCATGGGCAACTCGTTCAATCATCATCGCCGTATGGCGACGAAGTGCAACGAGTTTTGGGACATCACGCGCGCTCAGTGGATGGCGGTTTGGGAGCGCAGTCCGGATCACGGCCAGAAAGGTTACATCAACCGCATTGAGCGCGATGGCCCTTGGACAGCCGACAACATCGATTTTTATACTGGTACCTGCCCGCTCAACATCCACGACCGATTGCCCACACCGCCCATCGATCCCAGCACCGGCTATGTGTCAGTGCCGCGAGCCCTCACATGGACCAAGCGCGGCACCCGAACGCTTTCAGTGCGCGAATGGGTACGCGAGTTGAGGGCAGAAAGATAAATAGAATGCAGGTAGTTGTGCCCCTGCAGACATAGTGAAAATCTCCTTTGGTAGAGGAAAAGCCCTGGCAGCCATGTCCAGGGCTTTTCCATGACTAAATACCATGCAGCCGGGCGGCTTCATTTTATCATGTCATACTCGATGTGTGTTTGAGAATTTGAGTTTGCTCACCCGCCGCCCGGCTCGCTCATTGCTGCCGCAGCAGCCCTCCCCTCACATAACCGTGGCTGACTGAACGGCTAAGCCGCTCCTCGCGCTGCTCTGCCTCTTCCCGTAGCCACACCGCATCCATGAGCGCTTCATGGAGCGCGTGCACGGCATCGCCTCGATTGCGGGCTAGGTACTCGTGAGCCAGCGCGGCCACATCCTGAGGCCGGCGCTTGGGTGATGGGTTGGTCATGCGCGGATCTCCTCAGAACAAAACGTGAACAACACCATCCCGTTCCGAGGGTCAACCCGTTACAGCACCCGCTTCCATGTGCCCGCGCTGTTCGCGTGGAGTTGCTGCACCTGCCGCCACGTTCCGCCCTGGTTTACCCACAGGCTTTGCACAGACTTCCACACACCGCCCTGGTTCACGAAAAACGTAGGCTGAGCAGTGGGTTGATCCACCACGGTGGGGGCTGGTTGGCTCAGCACCACGGTGATGATCTTGGCCCTGTCGCCGGCTGTACTCGCCGGGGTGATGTTGGCTGCCGGTGCCGTACCCGTAGCGGCAAAGGTGCGATCCATGAGGTAGAGTTGCACGTGGCTGGTTGTGCCGCTGTTGCCTCCGTTGTCGATGCGTTCGACCCAGCCCGATGGCGGGGTGCAAGTGGTGCTCTGGTTGTAGAAAGCGAACTGCAACACGGTGTCGTATGGAGCCGTGGTTGTCACGGCCGGGCAGTTGATGGGGTTGCCCGAACCAACCGTGTCATCTGTGGCCGTGATGCTCTCGATGAGCCCTGCTGCCCGATAGCCCGCATACGCCGCGATTCGCCCCACCATCACGGTGTTCGTGGGCAGCGTGAGCGTGACCATGGGCGCTGAATCCACCTCCTCTAGGAAGCGATAAAACAGGTACACATTGGCCGAGCGCGTGGAGCCGGCAAACGTGTCGCTGGCTAGCAGGGTCCAGCCCTCAGGTGCGGCCAGCGCAGCAGCGGTGTTCCTGCCCACGGCAACCATGAGGATGGCCAGATCACCGGCTTTGTATGCGGGAGGTAGGGACGGGAGGATCGAGCGTGAGCCCGCCGTGGTGGTGGTGGAAGCCGTTGCGGCAGTGCCCACGCCTCGGAACCCTGGTACCGCAGCGATACCGTCGAGCACGTCCTTGTTGCCCGTGATGGTACCCGAACCCACCAAGGGTGCTGCACCCGTGCCGGATGCCGCGTCCGCCGCCTCTTGGGTGTTGCCTCGGCCCGTGATGGGATCGCCAGGAGCCGGTGCAGGCAGCAACGCGAAGTTGACCAGCACGCTGCTGCTGCTGGCATCGTTGGAGATCACCGGGGGTGTGACCGTGCCGGGCTGATCAACGATGAGGTACGAGGCGCTGACGCCGTAATTATCGTTGGCGTAAACGTTGTCCCGGTACGCCACCAGTGCCGACCAGCCCGACGGGGTGCCCCAACCCGCAGCAAGGCTGAACGCGATGTTTAGGGCAGCCTCGCCCGCGTATGTGGTGGTGATGGGGCCGCCCTGGGCGGTGCTGCCTCGGGTGTTCTGGCTCACGCTTTCCGTGGGTGGCCTCACCGCGTTCACACCAGAGAACACCATGTGCACACCGCCTAGCGAGGCGAAGTTCAGCGGGTTCGCATAGGTGATGACCGGAGCGGTATCGCCTGCCTCAAGGCGTCGGGTGAAGATGCCGTGATAGGGAAACGCTTTGAACGTGACGACCTCATCCCAGCCGTCCGGTGCAACCGGCGTGGCCGAGGAATAGTCGATGATCAGCACACTGGTATCACCGGGCTGCCAGCCATCGGGGAGATTGGGTGTGATGCTGATGCTGGCACTGCCGGAACCCGAACGGGTGGTGGCCGGTGTACCTACGCCTCTGAGTGCTACAGCCATGGAAGTGGCCTCCTTGGCTGTTTACTGAACGGTGTGGGTGAGCGAGTTGATGGTTACGGCAACGCCGCTCTGGAACGAGTTAGTGTTGAAGTTGATGTCTGCGCTGCTCACGCCCACGGTGAGACCATCATACAAGACTGTGCCCGCGCTGTTCTTCACTCGGCCCAACGTGGCCGTGCCGGTAGCCGAGGCATTCGCGGTGGCAGGAAAGCCCGCGAAGGTAATCACGCCATTGCTCACCGTGCCCACGCCATTCCCGATAGGGAACGTTGCCAGTACGGTGCCATAGGAAGCCGTGCACAGTTCCAAGGTAGCGCCGTTGCCGATCAGCGAGATCAGCGCGTTTGCGAGCGATGTCTTTGATAGGTTGCTGTAGTTGACTGCCATGGTTGTTCCTTTTCTTGTTCGTTATTGAATGACAGCCCAGAAATCGCCGCTGCTGCCGCCCGTGGGCTGAGCCGTGCTGATGGTGACTGCGCGAGTGGCCATGCTGCCAATGCCCGAGACATCGGCCGATGTGAGCGTGATGGCTCCGGTGCGGCCTGCCACCGAGGTGACGCCACCGGCAGGGCCAGTTGCACCCTGTGGACCCACATCGCCCTTGTCGCCCTTCACACCCTGTGGACCTTGCGGGCCGTTGAGCGTGCCCTGGCTGAACCAACTGCCCGAGTTCTTCCGGTAGTAGGTGCCGTTGCTGCTATCGATGTAGAAGTCGCCGTCGTTGCCCATCGTGCTGGCCGGTGCACCCGAACCGCTGAGCCAACTGGCTCCTGTGGCACCCACATCGCCACGGTCGCCCTTGATGCCCTGAATGCCCTGCGGGCCTTGTGCGCCGGTATCGCCCTTGGGGCCGACTGCACCATCCACGCCGTTGCTGCCGGCCGGACCCTGCTCGCCAGGATCGCCCTTGATACCTTGCAATCCCTGCGCACCCTGCGGGCCAGTGTCGCCGCGATCACCCTTGGGGCCTTGAATGCCCTGGATGCCCTGCGGGCCTTGTGCACCCTGTGGACCCACCACATAGCCGGTATCCACCACGGTGCCGTTGCTGAGCGTGACCACCAGCCTGCCGGCGTCGTTCACCACCGCACTGCTCACACCCACGCCGTTGGTGCCGTTGGTGCCGGCCGGGCCTTGCAAACCCTGGTCGCCTCGGTCGCCCTTGGGACCGGCTGCACCCTGAGCACCCACAGCACCGGGCAAGCCCTGCTCGCCGGTATCGCCTTTGTCGCCCTTGGCTCCGGGGATGCCTTGTGCGCCAGCGTCGCCCTTGTCACCCTTGGGTCCAGTGTCGCCCTTGGCACCCGGCAAGCCATCAGCACCGGGCAATCCGGGATCGCCCCTGTCGCCTTTGGCACCAGCCACACCCTGAATGCCCTGCGGGCCAGTATCGCCCTTGGGGCCGGTGTCACCGGGTAGGCCCTGCTCACCGCGTTCACCGGGATTACCGGGCAAACCACGCTCACCGCGCTCGCCCTGCAAGCCACGCGGACCCAGCACGTTGCCGGCTGCTACAGTGCGCCCATCACTAAAAGTGAGCGAGAGATCGCCGGCTGCGCTAACCGTGGCACTCTCGATGCCCACGCCCTCGTCGCCCCGAAGGAACGGCACGAGGTAGTCGCGGAACTGCGCCATGCTGGTGCGACGATCCACGCCGCCCTGGATGGTGTGCCAGAACTCCTCACCGCTCAGCGTGCCCACAAACGGCAGGCTGGAAATCTTTTTACTGGCCATCAGCAGCCTCCATGAGAATAGGGCTGCCGTCTTCCATTGTTACAGTGTCGCCGCTCTCCAGCGCATACAGTGGTTCGGTGCCGATAGGTTCGAGATTGCCATCCTCATCAAGAGGAATGCGCTTGTGCCGGCCAACTGGACCGGTGTGTAGTGTGAGGCGGCTCATCAGTAGGAGCCCGCCAGCATGATCGCCACGCGGTGCCCGCTCTTGATGATGCCCTCAAAGGTGTCCCAGGAAGCCAGGAAGCGGCGCGGATGCACGCTGGCATCCGGTTCCACACCCACAGAGATGAAGATGGGCAGGCTGCCGTTGGCCACACGAAGCGTGCCCATGTCGTAGCCCTGATCGGCCTGATCCGCCGATGTCACCACTGTGCTTACCGATCCCGGACTCACCTCCACGCTCACCAACGGACGAGCATCGTGCAGGCCAGTTTCCCTGCCCTTCACAACTCCAATTTCAATGTTTGTCTTGCTCATGACACCTCAGATCACAGGGAGAACACTCCGTGTATTTATCCGAGGTAGCACATTCGCAGTTTTGAACCCTTATCGGGCGGTTTCCAGCAGGTGCGAGTAAATATCAGCGGGTGAAGAACAAGGAGACCCGCACATGGCCAACAGCGTTCACTATTACAGAGAGCACTACGAAGACCCCACCCATCAGCACGGTGGCGCGTGGGCAAATCTGGGCAAGAGCCTCACCGATATGAGGTTTGAGGAAGAACTTGCCCGGCTAGCACCGGACAAGTTTGCCCGCGCGCTCATGCCCGAGGACATGCGGGATTGGCTCAGCGCCAATGTGCTGCCCTCAGACTACGGCCTGCACATGGAGCAGCAGCGACACAACGACTTCTCCTACACCCGCCGTGCCTGGATCGAGTTCCGCAACACCGGGGATGCCGTGCTGTTCAAACTCACCTGGGGCAACCAGCCATGAACCGAGGACCTATACTCGCCGCCGGAGGACTTAAAGCGTTGCGCTGTTAAACATTATGCCACAACAATCGTATTTGAGCGAAAGAATGCTTGATTTAATAGGTTGGTATAAATAGTATCGGAGCATGCACAAGGAGACACTACAATGCAGCACACCACGCACAGCCTAAACTCGATGAACGAGGAGGCGCAAAACACCCAATATCAACTCGATGAACTCAACGCGGACATCGGTGCGCTTGATCGCACCATCTTCCTGCTCAAGGACCAGCAGGCTCGTTTGCGAGCAGAGGCGGCCCTTGCCCGGCATGCGCTGGAGCGCAATCGGGAGGAATTCGAGATTGCCGACACCCTACCCGCTCGTGCGGAGCATCCCGCTGCTTTGGCCGCGCTGAGAGCCCTCTTCGGCACCCGCAAGTTCAGGAGTGACGACCGCAAAACGCTGCTCAGCGCAGACATGCTGGCTTGGCTCAAAGACAATGCCGCCAAAGTGGAAGTTAGGCTTTGGCTGCCCGAGGACGTACCCGCAGGGAGCATCAAGCCCGTGGTGTGCCTCTACACGAAGAACCCTCACACGCTGATGCGTTTCGAGCAGCAGTTTGCCGACGAGATCAAGCAGCGCTGGGGCTGACAAACCCGCGAGCGGCTGAACGAATGGCCGCTCACTAATACTGTAGCACTCTTGCGCTGGCCCCGAACCCCACGGGGCCACCGTTGTGACTGACTGAACGAACCACCCTCCCCTCACGAATCGTGAAGCCCGCAACCCACTACAGGGAACGACAACCCATGACCATCAAAGGCACAGAGAAGTGGGAAGTACGGCCACGACAACAAGCCACGATCACCGCGCAGCCGGCCATCACCGCACCCAAGCCGAGCGAGCCCATCGATCTCACCCGCAACAAACAATGGGCAACACGAGCCAAGTTGAGTGCCACGCACGGTCGATCACAGAAGTTGTTTCAGAACTGGCTGCTGAGAGACTTTGCGGATCAAGCAGAGGCAGACAGAGCAATACGTGTGCTTGAGGTTTGTGCGGAGGTGAGCGGCACGGATATCACCCATTTCGGTGATTGGGATGCTCTAGCCCACTGCATGGCTTGGAGCATCATGTGCGACCAGCCTGATTGGTTCCTCGATCATTCGGGTTTCGTGCCCGACATGGATATCCTCATGCCCAACCTCATCATGCAGCGGGAGTTTGGAAGCCGGTTCGTGGGCAACCCTTTCGTGGAGCGCTTCGACAACTATGGTGAGGCCATGGTCGTGATGTCTGCGCGCTTCTGAGGTCAACCAGCCTCACTGCCCGAGGGTTGTTGAGGCTTGTCCGCCAACAGCAACTTGTTCGCTAGCGTGCCAGCCGCGATAAAGCCTCTACGACGATCCTCCACTCCCTGTGCCAGTTCTTTAAGGCGGTCAAACTCTTCCTTAAACTCCGGGTCCTCAGATAGAGAATTGCGCGCGCCCAACTTCTCTATGTGTTTGACCGGGCTGACGTTGGCAATCACCATGCTGCTAATGTCATCCAGAACTGTGCGGATCATGTTTGCGGCTATACCACAGGTAATGGAGAGGAATACAATGATCAGGTTTCCTCTATCGTCCTTGGTGACAGACATAATCGTGTAGAACGTCATCAATGTGATGAAGCCAAACAGAAAAAGAGTACACCTAACTAACAGATTGGCCTGTTGCAGTGATATGAACGCGGAGAGGCCGCCCGTGTAATCGGTCATCAGAACGTTAAGTGACCATTTGAGTTTGCGCCGAAAAAGTATCCTGGCAGCCTTGCTTCGCGTGTGGCGCAGCAGCGATCCAGAACGGCTCAAAACAAAACTGCAAAGGAATGTCAGCGTGATGGGAAGCGCAATGTCTTTGAACCAATTCAACTCGCTAAGGAACGAAGGCACGGCGCACCCAAGGATTTCAGCACAGGATCAGCCACTTCCATACCATACAACCACAGACGCTACGAACCGCCGATAGGACACGATTTCCGCACCTATAACGGCACGACCGTATTACGGTTCTGGTTCGCTCAAACGCCAGCGGTCTCCTGCACCCAAAAAGTGCAGAAAACTGCGAAAAAACATCAATGTTCTGAACAACTTAGAACGGCGTTTTATCGCCTCTGCTACCAAGTAGCGTTGCGGCGCTTTGTGCGCTCTTCATGCATCCATTGAAGCGCCGTTCAACATCGCAATCAACCGAAGACTTCGCTGTTCTCGCAGAAATCTTCAGTCGCATGCCCATGGGCACGGCTGTACACATTCGTACGTGCGTTGGAGCGTGTACACGACATGAGGTATGTTGCTTATTACAGGGTGAGTACGGCGAAGCAGGGCGCATCCGGCTTGGGCCTTGAGGCTCAGCAGGCAGCAGTGCTCGCGCATTGCCAATCTGCCCCGCTGGCGGCGTTCACGGAGGTGGAGAGCGGCAAGCGTGCTGACCGGCCGCAACTGGCTGCGGCGCTGGCTCTCGCGAAGAAGGAGAAGGCCACGTTGGTGATCGCCAAGTTGGATCGCCTCGCACGAGATGTGCACTTCATCAGTGGCCTGCTCAAGAGCAACGTGGAGATCGTCGCATGCGACTTGCCCCACGCCAACCGGTTCACGCTCCACATCATGTCAGCAGTAGCCGAGCAAGAGGCAGAAGCCATCAGCGCTCGCACCAAGGCCGCGCTAGCAGCGGCAAAGGCAAGGGGGGTTAAGTTGGGTACGCATGCATCAGTGATCAACGCAGAAGCCCGTGCAGGGGCAGACGCTTACGCCAGCAGCCTTAGCGCTACGCTGGACGCGCTGCGCTTGCAGGGCATCACAAGCGTGCGCGAGGTATGCGCGGCGCTGAACGCACAGGGCGTGCTTACTCGCAAGGGCGGGCAGTGGCATCCCACATCGGTCAAGCGCTTGTTGGATCGCCTAGCCGATCAGGAGTTCGCAATGCTCGCTCAGCGACTGCGAGAGTTCCCAGCCACCAACCTTTACGGTTGACCTTGTGGTGCACGGCATTAGTATGAAGTGGCAATGAGGAGTAGCGAATAGAAGCATGTTCTATCCACGGGCTTGAACTCACTAGCCCGTGTCGCTTCTTCCATCCACGGCTCTGAATACCACAGGGGGTACACACCCCCTTTTCTGTCTGTGAATGGTTCGTGGTTGCCCAAAAACCTTTTGATGCGATTTTCGTATTATTCATCCTCTACAGGCAACACTTCCAGCACACATGGCTCCCACTTATTCAAGCCCTGTGCGTCAAACCCTGTTCTGCCCTGATAGGTCATTTTGAACAGCAGGAAACCGTCGTTCACCGCTTGCACCACCTTGGGGTCAATATCGCTTCTCGGGAACGTTAGCACTGCAAACTCGCAGGGCCGGCGCATGCCGCTGTAACGGATCACACCACAACAGATGCGGTTCTCCTGTACCCAATCGTAAACTTCCTCCACGGCGCTGCCGCTCACAGCCACGGCACGATCCCCGTGTAGGTTCTGCTGGTTCTTGAGATACCAGAGGCTGGTTTCGTCAAGTAATTCGATTGTGGTGGTCATTCTGGCCTCAAAAACCTTTTGATTGGGTTCTGTAGTGCGGCCCTGAAATTTTGGCTGCACTCTGCTATTACGGTTCAGGCGGGAGATCCCACCGCGCATTTCTGATAATCATTGTCATGCCACGCGCTGATACCTTGACCGGAGAACGTTAGTTTGAACCGCATGTAGTCGTCGTTGATGCGGCGCACATTGTTCTCGTTGAAATCGAACGCCTCAAACAGCAAAATCAAAGCGTAGAACTTTTGCCGTTCTATCACGGGCATGGCTTTGCAGCGGATGTCGTTCTCTACGATCCAGTTTACAATCTGCTGATAGATGGGGTCTTCCTCATTGTCTTCGCGCGACACCAGCACAAAGTTGCGCTTGCGGCCCCATCTCCCAAGGTGCGTCTCGGCATCAGCCGGGCCGTACACAGTCACACCTACATCTTGCCAAGCCATCGTCACCCACCCTTCACTATTCGCGAGCAGCCTTGCCCGTAGTCATGGCAAAGCCTCCCTTTTCGGGGGAGGCTTACCAGCGCAGGCCCTAACAGGCTGTCATTTTTCGGCGGGGGCTGGCGCCCTGTCGGAGATAATTTCGCCCTCGATGATGTTGGCGCGCTGCTGCTCCACCGCTTGCGCCCGCATGCGCTCCTGAGCCGCCGCAATCGCGTTGGCGAGGCCGCTGGCGTTGTGGTCCACCTTCACGTCCACGCTCTGCTTGGGCCTGCCCCAGCCGCGATCCAGCATGGCCACAGCCGCCTGCACTCGCGCGCTGCCGTTGCTCCGCTCGTCCGTCATCACGTCGAGCAGCGCCATCACGGCTTCCTCGGTGTAGGATTTCGCCAGTTCCTGAACCTCACGGATCACGGGCGGTCGGCCCTTGGGATTGCCACTGCGGCCCTTTTGGAAACCACGGGCCTTGCATGCTTCGGGCTCGTTCTGCTTACGCGCCATCCTGCACCTCCTGCCCGCCGATCTGGCGCTGGAACTCCCTGGCGTGCTCCTCAGCCGAGAACATCACGTCGAACTGCGCGATGCTGACGCTGCGGAATGAGAACGCTTCCGTGATGTTGGCGGTGATCCAATCGCCGTACCGCTTGGCCACCCACTGCTGTGCTGCTTGATCCGGGGTGATGCCGGGATTGGCGTCCACGATGGCATCCACCTGAGGGCGATGTCCGTTCGCGATTTTGACGCGGATGATTGTTGCCATGGTGCTCCTGCTCGTTGGCCTGCTGTCACGTATTTACGCAGAACAAGCAGGAATGAGGATTTCTCCTATTCTGGCGTTTCTTCGGTTGATCCTGTGGCACACGGCTGTAGCCAGAGCATGTGGCGCACACGGCGCGCACAACAAGATCAAGGACTAGTACAGATGGCTACGAAGTCTCTCATGGATCAGTTCCTCGCTTTCGCTGCCCCGGCCCAGCCTGCCATCACGGACCGCGACCCTGTTGCGGTGTTCTTCCGCAAGATCGACCGGCAGATCGCGCTGGCCAAGGAGGCCAAGGAGGGCAAGGACACCAACGCCCGCGTGGCCTGGTTCAAGAAGGACGGTGCGGGCTACCGCCTCAAGATCGGCCGCGAAGGGCTCAAGTTCGGCGAGCACCAGTGGTTCAAGGCCGACAGCCTGGACGAGGTCATCGAGCGGCTGACCATGGCCCGGCAGGTGATCGAGGCCAACGACGCTCTCAAGGCTCAGATCGCCACCAACAGCAAGGCGCGCAGCGAGCGCATGCAGGGCAGCAGGAAGGCCAAAAAGACCGCCTAACCCACTGCAACAAAACGCATTCACGGCCCCCGAAAGGGGGCCTTTTTCGCGTCAAAAAGCGCACCCCTCGGTAAATACCCGGTAGCACCATACAGGGGGACCGCAGGTGGCCGACGACAACGACAACACCTGCGATGAGATCGAGCAGGCACCCAGCAAGAGCAAGCGCAGCAGCAAGCCCGCGTACCAAGACCCTGGCGCCATCGCCAACGCCTTTGGCAGCATCGTGGGCGTGTTCCAGCGCAGCCCGGTATCCTCACTAATCGTGACCGCGATCCTCGCCCTGGGCGCGCTCGGTTATGCCTCCTACGCCAACGAGGGCTTCCGCACTGCCCTGGTGGGACTGCTGCCCGCCAGCAGCAGCACCGTGCTTGAGGCTCAAGCCAGCAAGGCGCGCAAGGACATTCGCAAGGAGGACGAGGTGTGCAACCTCGTTGAGAACGTGGGCAAGCGCATCAGCGCGCATCGCCTCATCTACTTCCGCTACAGCGGTGAGAGCACGCCCACCACGAACAACCCGCTCCCCTGGCGCTACACCAGCGCTGTGTGCGTGTATCCCAAGCCGGGTGTGGACTACGACATCGCCGGCGCTCAGGGCGTACCAGCCAGCCTCAGCAGCGAGTTGCAGATCGTGATGTTTCCGGTGGGCAACCGCGAAGGCGGTTGCGGGCTGTGGCATGTCGAGGACATCAAGAGCAGTTACCTGCGCAGCCGCTTCGACAAGAACGGCACGGACCTCAAAATCGCGTGCGGACAGGTGAGCCCGCAGGGCTTGCCCACGGGCTCATTGAGTGCGGATTGGCTCAGCCGTGGCACCATCACGGAGAGCGAGGAAGAGGTGCAGCGCATCATCCGCGACACGCTCAGCACCATCACGGAGTTGCAGAGCAAGCCCGCTCAGTGATCATCGCCCTCGGCGTAGAGTTCGCAGGGGGAGTTGAAAAAGCGCTCCCTCTGTTTGTGCTCCACCCACAGGGCAACCACAACGCCCAGCACACAGCAGCCTAGTACGGCGCCAAGAAACGCCTCCCAAAACACGCTGAATTCCGGCAGCATCGCACCAACGCACCAAGGTAGAATGAACAGGCCAACAAACTTGGCCCATTCCTTCATTTTGCTTTTAGGCCGAACTTGGCCGCTGTGCTGAACACCCATAGCCAAAACCTCTCCATGGCTCACTCCAACAGTTAACACTTACATAATACAGCCACGCTGTTACTTCGCAAGCACAAGTTTTGACGCTTAACACGTAAATACTGGAAACAACTACGTTTCCGGGATTTCATGGCGTCTGACAATGATTTGGTGCTGCTGCTAGAGCAGTTCCGCAATGACATTTCATTCTTTGCACAACAGGCTTTTGGTACGGAACTGAACCCCAAACAGGTGGAGTTCGTCACCAAATACCAACGCAACAGCCAGATCACGTTCCGAGGCGGTATCGGCTTCGGCAAGACGTTCAGCATGGCAGTGCTGATCCATTGGGCGCTGATCACACACAACGACGTGCAGGTGACGATCTTTGGTCCGAGTGAGGATCAGATCAAAGCAGGTATCTGGAAAGAGGTGGGCAACCTCTATGCGAAGTTGCCGCCCTACCTCAAGGAACACCTCGATTACACAGCCACCAAATTGTACCGCCGTGACAACCCAACGGGTGCGTTCGCGGAAACGAGGCTGGCTAACAAGGACAACGTTGAGACTGCGCGCGGTATCCACCAGAAGAACAACTTTGTGTTCGTGGACGAAGCCACGGGTGTGCCCGATGCGGTGTTCGCGGAGTTGCAGAACATCTTCACGGACCCCAACCCCAAACTCTGCATCATCAGCAACCCGTCAAGGACAAGCGGCTTCTTCTTTGACACTTGGGAACACCCCGAGATCAGCAAGGAGTGGACGCCGGTACACGGCAAACTCACCGACAACCCCGGCATCACCCCAGAGCGATTGAGGAGCATCACGGCTTCCTTCGGTGGCGTGGGCTCCAACGAGTACCGGGTGAAGGTGCTGGGCGAGTTCCCGCTTGAGGACGAGGACGGCGTTATCCCGAGGGACATCGTTGTCGAAGCCATCGACCGCGAGGTGGTTCCTCAGCCCACGTTCCCCGTGGTGTGGGGCTTCGATCCCAGCGGCACCGGCAAGGACCGGAGCGTGCTGATCAAACGCCGCGACAACCTCATGATGGGGCCGCCCATCGTGTACGGTACCATGCTGCCCGAGCAGTTGGCTGCGCGAGTGCGCGAGGAGTTCGACCGCACCCCCAAGAAGGACCAGCCCGCAGAGATCTGCGTGGACGGCATCGGCGTGGGTCATGGCATCGCGGGCTTGCTGCGCACCATGGGACTGCCGGTCAAGGAAGTCATCGTCTCGCATAAGCCGCGCGATCCCGACCGCTACATGAGCCTGCGTGACGAACTGTGGTTCAAGGCGAGAGAGTGGTTTGAAACCGGAAACGTGAGCATCCCCAATGATCCGGTGCTCATCAGTGAGTTGTGCCTGCCCTCGTACGAGTTCCAAGGGCTCAAGCACAAAGTGCAGAGCAAGAAAGACATTCGCAAACTTGGCCGAAAGAGCCCTGACATCGCGGATGCGCTGTGCCTCACTTTCGCAAGCGATGCCCGGAACACCCATTACGGTAAATATGCCTGGAACAAGCCAATCGCCATCAACCGTGGCTGGAACATCATCTAACAAAAAGATGCGGGCCTACCGCACATGAAAGGTACTGATGGAAGAGGAAGCAACCAAGAAGCCCGATAGCGTCACCGCAAAGCCTCTCAGCGAACAGGACATGCTCAGCCGTGTGGGAACTGCATTCCCGCACACGCAGAATTATACGCTGGGCACGTTGGAGCAGAAGCGCGTCACGGGCTTGGAACTGTACAATCGCGATCAGTTCCCCGGAGACGAGCAGATCGTCGGCCGCAGCCGATACGTCACCAGCGACACCTTCGACAACGTGGAGTGGACGCTGGCCAACCTCATGGCCCTGTTCGACGGCCAGGAGAAGGTTGTTCAGTTCTCTCCCACCGGCCCCGAGGACGAGGCCCTAGCCGAGCAGCAGACCGATGTCGTGAACTTCGTGGTCACGCAGGAAAACAACCACGCCCTGGTGCTGCACGATTGGCTCAAGAACGGCCTCATCGGCGGCCTCGGCATCGTCACCGCGGAATTCTACAAGGACAAGCGCTGGAAGCCCGCTCAGGTGCTCCAAGGCGTACCCAACGACCGTGCTGTGGAGTTTGAGGCCAGCGAGGATCACGAAATCCTAGAGGCCGGCGAGCCGTACCCGATCCCAGGCATGGAGATGATCCCCGGTATGGAGATGCGCGACCTCAAGATTCGTGAGGCGCGCGTGCGCAGCCGCGTTCGCATCCAGGTGGTGCCGCCCGAGGACTTCTTCGTCAGCAAGGACGCCCAATTCGACTACCAGACCGGCGGCATTGCAGCCGACCTACAGGGCTTCAAGCGCATCATCCCACGCGCCGAACTCACCGAGATGGGTTACGACGCGGCCAAGGTTGCACGCATTCCGGCCAGCGGTGGCGACACCAGCGCGTATGCGCAGGAGCGCAACAAGGATCAGGGTCACACCGACGGTACCGGCGACGTAGAGGAGGAAATCGACCTCTACGAGATTTTCATGCGCATGGATGCCAACGGCGACGGCGTGCGCGAACTGCTGCGCCTCACCATCGGCGGCAACCCCGCCAGCGGCGCGGTGCTGCTGGCACATGAGGAGGTGGAACTAGCCCCGTTCGCGGCCTTCGTGCCGTACATGATGCCCAACACCCTCAACGGCATGAGCACGGGCGATCTGGTCGGCAAGGATCAGCGCCTCAAGAGCATGTTCATGCGAGGCATCAACGACAACCTCACCCAGGTGCTTCGCCCGCAGCGCATCGCGGACGTGGAAGGCGTCAACATCGACGACCTCCTCAACAGCGGCCCCGACAGCATCATCCGCGTGAAGGACAAGGACGCGCTCTCGTTCGCCACCACCCCGTTCGTGGGCGGTCAGGCGTTCGGTGTCATCGACATGCTCAACCAGAGCATCGAGCACCGCACGGGTGTCGGTCCCAACCTCATGGGCGTGGACCCCACCCAACTGCAGAACACCACTGCTACGGCCAGCAGCCAGCGCCAGACCATGAGCCAACTCCGCGTGGAGTTGATCGCCCGCATGTTCGCTGAGACCGGCTATCGCTACCTGTTCCGCCTCGTGACCAGCCTGCTGGTGGGCCACATGGAAGACACGCAGGCCATGACCGTGAAGTTGCGCGGGAATTGGGTGCCCTACGGTACCGACCAGTGGAACCCGGACCTCGACATCAAGGCCAACATCACCTTCGGCATCACCGATAAGCCGCAGAAACTGGCTGCGCTGAACGCCATCCTACAGCAGCAGATGACCGCGATGCAGGCTCAGGCCCCCATCACGGACATGGGCAAAATCTACAACACCCTGGCGCTGATCGCGGAGAACTCGGGCTTCAAGAACGCCGAGCGCTTCTGGAACGACCCTGCCAAGACCCAGCAGCCGCAGGGCGCACCTCCCTCCAAGCCCGACCCAGAGGCACAGGCCGCTCAGGCCAAGGCACAGGCAGAGATGCAGCGCATGCAGGCTGAAATGATGCTCAAGCGCGAGCAGATGATGGCAGAGATGCAGATGGAGCGCGAGCAGTTCGAAGCCAAGATGGCTCTCGAAAAGTATAAACTAGAACAGGAACTGGCTTTGCGTCGTGAAGAGATTGGCGTGGAAACGCAACTCAAGGGCTTCCAGATGATGACCCAGCAGAACACTCAGCCGCAGATCAAAGACCCTCGCTAAGGAGAGCACATGGAAGACAACATTCGCAAGGCAGAACTCTACAAGCAGTATTACAACGATCCGGCATTTCGTGAGCCGTGGCTCAAGGTGAGGGAAGCGCTCATGGATGCGTTTCCCAAGACCGCAGCCGGTGACACCGCAACGCGCGAGCGCATCTACTTGATGTTGGGGCTGCTCTCCAAGGTGGACGAGTTTGTGGGCCGCACCATTGCCAGCGGTGAAATCGACAAGCGAGCCCTGGAAACACTCACCGAGGCTCGTAAGCGCGGGCTTTTCGGCCTCACCCACTAAATAGAACAGCAACAAACAACAATCGGGGGAACCGATGTCAGACAGCAACAATCCCGCTGAGGGAACTGCAAGTCTTTCGCTGCCCGAAGCAGCAAGCCAGATCACTGCATTGTTCGGTAACGACGATGCTGCTGATGCTGAAACCACGGCCGTTGAGGCTGAAGTACCGTCCCACGAGGATGCAGACACCACCGAGGTACACCCGGAAACGGATACCGCAGAGGAAGAGCAGCCCACCGAGGACGCAGAGCCCGAAGCAACCGAGGCCCACACGATTAGTGAGGACACCGAGGTTGAGGTGAACGGAGAGCGCATCAAGGTCAAAGACCTCAAGAGCGGCTACCTTCGCCAGTCGGACTACACGCGCAAGACCCAGGAACTGGCACAGCAGCGCCAGCACGCCGAAAGTCAGGTTCGAGCAGAACTAAATGCGCAGGCCACTCAGTACCTCGCTCAAGTAGAGCAGAACCTGCGTGACCACTTCCCACAGGAACCCAATTGGCAGCAGTTGGCCGAGGACAACCCGGCTCAGTATGCGGTCGAGAAGGAAGCGTGGAACAAGCGCATCGCTGATCTCAACGCGGTCAGGCATTTGCGCGCACAGCACGAGCAGGCAGCCCACGCTCAGCGTCAGGCAGCAATCGCTCAGGCACAGGCAGAGGCATACAATAACTTGGTGCAGATGCACCCTGAGTTTGCCCGTACTGCTGAGGGTAAGGTATCGCCCGCAAGCACAGAATTGGTCAACTTCGCCGTTAACGAGGTGGGTTTGCCCGAAGAACTGTTGCAGCAGGTGACTGATGCTAGGCTTTTCAGCCTCATGTACGACGCAATGCGTTTTCGTCGCATGAAGGCACAGGAGCCCAAGACCCTACAGGCAGTGGCGAACAAGCCTCCGCTGGCAAAGCCCGGTGTGACCACCGGCAAGGCCACTGTTGCGCAGGCCGATCATCGAAATCAGATGGCGCGTCTCAAACGAACCGGCAGCGTCGATGACGCTGCAAGCATCATCAGCAGGCTACTCTAACAAAAGAAATAGAGAGCCCAATAATAAGGAGCCAGGAAATGGCCACTCTCGTTACTAAGGATCAGGTCCACATTCGTGAGGACCTCGGAAACGTCATCAACAACATCTCCCCCGAGGAGACCCCGGTTTACAGCCTGCTCGAAAAGAAGAAGGCAACCAACACCCGTCACGAGTTCCTGACCGAGACCCTGAACGCTGCCAACGCTGGCAACGCTGTGGCCGAGGGCGCTGAGTTCGTGGACACCGCGCTGACCACCCCGGTGCGTCTGGGCAACTACACCCAGATCAGCCAGAAGGTGATCAACGTGAGCGGCACCCTCCAGGCCGTGAACACCGTTGGCAGCAACAACGAGTTCGGTCGTCAGGTCGCTAAGGCCGGCGTGGAACTCAAGCGTGACATCGAGGCTGCCATCGTGGGCAACAGCGCCAGCGATCCGGGCGGTGCAGGTGTTGCTCGTCGCAGCGCCGGCATGGAGAGTTGGATTGCTACCAACGTGCTCGCTGGCACTGGCGGTGCAACTCCCGGCTATAGCGCTGGCACGGTTGCTGCCCCCACCGATGGTACCGCACGCACCCTCACCGAGGCCATGTTCCGCGATGCCATCCAGAAGGCATGGACCAACGGCGGTGACATCAAGAAGGTCATCGTTGGCCCGGCTCTCAAGCAGGCCATCTCGGGCTTCACCGGCAACGCCACCAAGTACACCCTCAGCAAGGACCAGACCGTCACTGCTGGCGTTGACGTGTACGTGAGCGATTTCGGCCGCCACGAGATCATCCCGCACCGCTACATGCGCACCCGCACTGTGATCCTGTTCGATCCCAGCCTGTGGGCCATCGCAACGCTGCGCGCGATGAAGACCGAAGACCTCGCCAAGACCTCGGACGCAGACCGCAAGGCACTGCTCACCGAGTGGACCCTGGAGAGCAAGAACGAACTCGGCAACGCCAAGATTGCAGACGTTCAGCCCTAATCATTGATGGGGCGGGGAGAGCCGTTTGGGCTCTCCCCATTTTTATTTGATTTCATATTGCAGGTGTTTCAGTGAGCGAGAAGATCCTATGGGAGGACACTCCCGATAAGCGCGTTTGGTTTATTCGTACCGGCGAACACCTCATCATCGAAACCGAGTGGAAGGTCGATGCGGTACTGGACGCCAACAAGAGCGCACAGGCCGATTTCAGCAAGAGCAGTGGCCTCGGCGATCTCGTTAAGGTCGCAACGATCCCAACGGGTATGTATTGGGATTGGCAGAAGCAAGGCATCCTCGATGACGATGCAGCATTCAAGCACCGCCTGAACGACAGCGACTTCCAGCACCTGCGCACCAACACTTTGAAGGTTTAAGCATGGCGCTGGCAAATATCCTAGAACTCAAGGCCGCAGTTGCCGACTACACCGTCCGCAGTGATCTGCCCATTAACACGCTGATCGCCCTGGCTGAGAGCAAGTTCGCCAGCAGCATCAAGCACCGACTGAGCGAGAAGCACGTCGAGATCGCGGTCGCACGGGATGCGGCTTCGTTCCCGCTGCCTGCGGATTTCCAAGAGGGCCGCTCACTAAAAGTGAACCACCGGCCGCTCACCCTGGCCAGCATCGACGCGCTCAACGCCACCCCTGGCGAAACCGAGCAATATGCGATCGTGGGCAGCACCATCCGGCTGCAGAGCCGCGCAGCCAAGGATTTGGTTGTTGCGCTCACCTACTATGCCCGCGTGCCGGCTCTTACCGAGGCCGCGCCCACCAACTGGCTGCTCGCCACGTTCCCCGATGTGTACCTCTACGCGGTGCTCGTTGAGTACGCGATCTGGGCACAGGACCAGGACAAGCAGGCTGCCTATGCCACCCTGCTGGGCGTAGCGCTGGGCAACCTCGCTGCTGACCACGTTCGCGGCTCCTTCAGCGGTAGCACCTTGCAGGCACGGAGGTTCGCATGAGCCTCAACGTGCCGTTCGGTGAATGGCTGCCCGACCAGCCCGCGCTCAACAATCCCGGCGTCACCCGCGCCCACAACGTGATCCCCGGCAGCGGCGCATTCTACAAGCCGTTTCCGAGCCCTGAGCAGTACGCGCCCACTTCGCTGCCCAGCCGCCCCTACGCGGCTATCTCCCTGCTGGACAACCTGCGCAACGCGCACGTCTACGCGGCCAGCCAGCGCAAACTGTTCACCCAGGACCCCGGCACGGCCAACTGGGCCGACATCAGCCGCCCGGCCGGCTACAACACGGCCGAGATTGAGGGTTGGCGCTTCACGGAAGCCTATGGGCTCGTCGTGGGCACCAACTACAGCGATCCGCCTCAGTACATCGACGCCACCAAGGGCACCCGCTTCGCTGACCTCACCACCCTGGTGAAGGCTCGATACGTGACCACGCTGCGCGACTTCGTGCTCGTGGGCAACACCTTCGACGCCTTCGACGGTGCTGTGCCGTACCGCGTGCGTTGGAGCGCCATCGGCAATCCCATGGATTGGAACTTCTCAGCCACCACGCAGGCCGACTTTCAGGACATTCTAGGCGGTGGCCCGGTGCAAGCCGTGATCGGCGGCGAAGAGGGCACCGTGCTGCTCAAGAGCCAGATCGTGAAAATGGTCTATGTGGGCTCGCCTGCCATCTTCGAATTCAAGACAATCTACCAGAACAAGGGCTGCGCGATCCCGCAAAGCGTAATCAGTGCAGACGGCAAAATCTTCTTCTACGGAGAAGATGGCTTCTACATGATGGAGAACGACAAACTGTTGCCCATCGGTAAAGGCAAGGTGGATGCGTGGTTCAAGGCCAATAGCAATCAGGCCGGCTTCGATCGCATGACCGTGAGCATCGATCCGCACAACAAACTGGTGATCTGGCTCTACGCGAGTATCGACAGTTACGACCTCACGCCGGATCAGTTCCTCATCTTCAACTACGACACCGGCACATGGAGCACGGGTTCCAGCCCGGTGCAGTTCCTGTTCAACAGCCTCAGCCTGCCGGAAACCCTGGCTGCGCTGGACCGCTACGGCAGCCTCGCCGCTGTGCCGGCTTCCCTGGACAGCCCGGTTTGGGCAGGTGGTCGCGCATTCCTCGCTGCCATGAACGACCGAGGCACGATCTTCTCGTTCTCCGGTCCCAGCATGCTCGCCACCATCGAGACCGGCGAGTACCCCACGGCTCAGTTGCTGGCTCAGCAGATCCAAGGCGTGCAGGGCGACAGGGCTCTCGTGCGCGGCGTGAGCCCCAAAGTGCACGGTCGAGCCGATGTCACTGTGCAGGTGGCTGGCAAGGTCACGCCGCAGCAGGTCGGCATGTACGGCACGGGCAGCCCCATCAACGTCAACGGCTGGTGCCCCCTGCGTAGCGATGCCCGCTACCACCGCTATCGCCTCACGCTGAGCGGCGGTTGGAGCATGGCGATGGGCCTGGAAATCGACGCAGTTCCCACGGGCTCAAGATAAATACCTGCATGGCAACTCGTGCAGATGGCGATCTCAAGCAGGTTATCGATCAGGCAAACCGACTTGAGCGCAAGACCAATGTTAAAGGCAGGGTAACACTTGCCATCAACACCACCCAAACCGTGGTGACAGAATTGCAGATGGGCTTCAACAGCGCTGTCGCGCTCACGCCCATGACAGCAAATGCGGCGGCGGAAATGGCTTCCGGCGCTTGCTTCATCAGTGCTTACGGTCCCGGTACGTTCACAATCACGCACCGTAACCTAGCGCAGACCGACAGGACATTTTCGTATTTGGTGGCAGTTTGAACGTAAGATTTTGCAGTAGCGGTGTTGAAGAGGTTCTAGCCAACTATTTCGAGTGTCGCGATCTCCTTCTTGAAGCGCTCGCGCATGGCGATGGCCGTGTGAATGAAGCGCTCCTCGTGAGCCAACTCGTACGTGGCAACTATCAACTGTGGCGCACCGAGAACAGTGCCGGTGTCACGCAGATCAACGAGAACCCTTTCAACAAAAGCCTCTTCATCTTTCTTGCTGCGGGCGACCTCAGCGAGATCGAGCACATTGCTGGTCCAGTAGTTGAGCAGTGGGCAGCAGAGCGCGGCTGCACAAGCATCATCCTCAGCGGTCGTCGTGGCTGGGAGCGGGCGTTGCGTCCGCTTGGATACGATTTTCAGTCAACCAATTTGATTAAAAGAATTGCAGGTTAAGCATGGGAACCAGTACGCGCACGGAAACCATTACAAGCAACCAGAAGACCGAGCCGTGGAGTGGTGCTCAGCCATACTACGCTGATCTTTACGCTACTGCCGAGGCTGCTCGTAAGAGCGGCGCTCCTTCGCCGTACCCAAACAGCACGGTGATCGATTGGAGCAAGCCCACCCAGGACGCCTACGCCAACATCGAGGCAATCGCGCGTAACGGCTCTGTGCTGAACGGCAACGCTCAGGGCGTGGCCAACGGCGTGATGACCGGCAGTGCCTACGATGGCACGCCCAAGAGCACCTACGAGAGCCTACAGGCTGGTCTCAACCCCACGGCCAACCCGTATTCGGGCATGGTCAACAGCGTAGCCAATGGCGCCCTCGCCAACGGCTTCGGTGGCCAGAACGCGCTTATCGCGGGCTCGCAGTGGAACAACCCCGGCGTGGGCGCCACGGCAGCGGCAGCCGGCACCATCAACAACAGCGCGGGCAATGCGCTGATGAACAACGGCCTCAACGGCACCAACGCCGGTATGGGGCTGGCTCAGCAGGCTGCGGCCAATGCCAGCAGCAACCCGGCACAGGCAGGCTATGCCAACGCCACCGGCTACACCAACGCGGCTGGTAGCAGCGCAGCGGCCCTGGCCGGCACCGCTGGCAACAACCCTGCTGTGGACGCCTTCAAGGGGCAGACCGGCTACACGAATAGTGGGCTGGGCCTCGCGCAGGATGCGGCTGCACTCGCCAACACCAACCCGGCGCTTGCCGCGTTCCAGAACGCTACCGGTTACACCAACGGTAGCCTGGATCAGGCTCGCAACCTCGCGGGCACTGCGGGCAACAACCCGGCTATCGCGGGTTTCCAGAACGCCACCGGCTACACGAACAGCGCACTGGGTGCTCAGCAGGCATTCGCGTCGTTCCTGGCCAACAACGGCAATCCTGCGGCCAGCATGCTGCAGAGCACGGCCAATGGCGATTTCCTGAATGCCAACCCCTACTTGGATCAGGCAGTAAAGAACGCCAACCAGAGTTTTGTTGACCAGTTCAACAACAGCATCGCGCCGGGCATCGACAGTCGCATGGCTGCTGCGGGCCGTCTCGGCTCAGGTGCTTACGCCAGCCTCCGCAACGACGCGGAAAAGACCACGGCAAATGCCATGGCCACCAATGCTGGCAACATCATGTATAACAACTACAACAACGAGCGCACCAACCAGTTGAACGCTCAGAACGCGATTGGCAACTTCTACAATCAGAACGTTGGCAATGTGCAGAGCGCGCTCAACAGCCTCAGCAGCACGGATCAGGCCCAGCAGGCGGCACGTCTCAACGCGCTCACCGGCCTTTCGAGCACGAGCGATGCTGCGACGAAGAACGCGATCTCCGCTAACCAGAACGCCGCGAACATCGACGCTCAGCAGCAGCAGGCGCGTCTCAACGCGATCACCGGCATGGGCAGCACCGCCGACAGCATCGCCAAGAACGCGATTAACGCCAGCCAGAACGTGGCCAACATCGACAACGCGCAGCAGCAGAACAGGCTCAACGCCATCACCGGCATGGGCAACTTCTCGGACAGCGCCACGAAGAACGCGATCACGGCCAACCAGAACTGGGCTAACATCGACAACACCCAGCAGGGTCAGCGCCTGAACGCACTGGCTGGACAGGCCAGCACCGCGGACAGCGTTGCCAAGAACATGATCAATGCTAGCCAGAACGTGGCCAACATCGACGCTCAGCAGCAGCAGACCAATAACGCGGCGCTGCTCAACGCTGGCAACCTCAGCAACAATGCCAGCAACCTTTGGCTGAGCGCTGCGAACCAGTTGGGCAATCAGAGCGCTGCACAGCAGACCAACAACCTCAACTACCTGAACGCGCTGGGCGACCTCTACAAGTACGACACCACCAATCGCATGAATGCGATGACCACTGGTGCCAACTTGGCAAATCAGGACTTCGCGAACCAGATCAGCAATGCCGGTGTGCAGTTGAACGCGGCTAACGGTCAGACTGCTGCGCAGAACGCACAGGTGGGTCAGCAGTTGCAGGCAGCCGGTATGGCTCCGGGACTACGCGCGAACGACTACGCGGACAGTCAGGCTCTACTTGGCGTGGGTCAGGCGCAGCAGGCGCGTGAGGGTGCATTCCTTCAGGACGACATCAACAAGTGGAACGCCGAGCAGAACGCTGTTTGGACCGGCCTCATTAATCAGGCCAACATCCTCAACGGCGGCGGCTTCAACAACACAAGCGGCACACAGACTAAGCCGATCTACACGAACAACGGTGCGCAGGCGATGGGTGCGATTGGCTCCATTGCTGGCCTCATGGCCAAGTAACGGAGGCATGGAATGAGTTTTCTCGATCTTCTCGGCATGGGCGGCGGCGATGGTGCTGCCCCCAACGCCAATCCGGTTGGTGGCTTCCTCAGCCGCCTTGGTCTCGATGACCCCGAGAAGCGTTCGCGTCTCGGTCAGGGACTGATCGCGCTCGGCGGTAGCATGATGAAGGCCGGTGGTCCCTCGTACACCCCGCAGAACTTCCTGGGTGCGCTGGGCGACGGCGTGCAGTCGTTTGCCCGCAGTTATCAGGGCTCGCAGGATGACGGTCTCAAGCGCCAGTATCTCAAGGCCCAAATCGGCAACATGGGCGCCAACACCGCGCTGCATCAGATCCAGGCTCAGCAGGCTCAGCAGCAGGCGGCTGCTCGCGCTGCTTACAACGGCACGGTGAACCCCAACGCGGCTGGCAGCACGGCGATCAACACCGCACCCGGTGCGATGCCCGGCCCTATGCCCGGCGCTCCCGGTCCTGCCGCTCCCACTGCGCCCGGCGCTCCCATGGACATCAAGCCCCCGGCACAGGCTCCTGGCCCGCAGGCTGCCCCAGCAGGGGCGAGGGCTCCTGTTGCTGCCCCGGTTGCTCCCGGTGCCCCGGCTGCCCCTGTGGCCCCTGTGCAGGGTCCGGCTGCCGAGCGACCCGGCGATGCCGGTGCTGTCGTGGTGGCGCGCATCCGGGCGCTCAACGAAGAAGCCAATCGCGCTCGCGCTGCTGGCTACGAGGCTCGTGCCAACTCCCTGAACGAACAGGCTTTGGCTTTGGAGAAGCACGCATTTTCCAACGGTCAGGTGCTCATGCCGGATGGCTCGATCAGCGCCGCACCGGGTTACGCGGCTGCCAAGGGTCAGGTTGCGCAGAGCGAGAGCGCAGGCAGGAGCGCAGGTGAACTGCCCAGCAAGTTGCTGTTGCAGAACAACGAAAGCGAACTGCGCATGAAGGAGCAGGCCGCGAAGGATCAGAGCGGCGACAAGAAGACGTTCGATGACCGTGCAAAGGACATGAACGCCACTTGGAACGCCAACGAATACAACAAGAAGTTCCTCGCTGCCAGCAACATCCGTGCCGGCTTCGACCGTGCTTACAGGGACAACAGCGGCCTTGGTACGGCTCAGTTGGTGCTTGACTGGTACAAGTTGAACGATCCGGGTTCGGTGGTGAGCCAGAACGAAATCGCCACGCTCAGCACGAAGACGCAAAGCATGCCCGAAGGCATGGTCGCGGCAATCAATCAGGCCCTTACTGGTGGCGGCATGAGCGCAGAGAACAAGGAAAAAATCCTGCGCAACATGGATGGCAAGTATCAGGATCAGCGCCGCACTTACGAGAAGCAGCGCGACAATCAGCGAGCACTTGCGGGCAAAATCGGTGGCATCGATCCCACCATGGTGATCCCGGACCTCACCGAGATGCATAGCCCGTGGAAGAGCCCGGCTGAGTTGGAGCGTGAGAAGATCGCCGCTGAGGCGGCATCCCGCGCAACCGCTCTCGGTGGTGGTGCACCGGCTGCACCGGCTGCCCCGGCTGCCCCGGCTGGCTTGCCCAAGTTCAGCAGCCCCGATGATCCCGGCTTCAAGGCACTCAAGCCCGGCGACAGGTTTGAGTTCAACGGTCAAATCATGATGAAGCGATAACTAACAAGAAAACATTGAAAGGCCACGCTCAAGAATGGCGAACAACATCAACAACACCGCTGTACTGGTTTATCAGCAGTTGCTCTCCTTGGGCGTGGCACCCGGCACCGCTGCTGGTGCCGTGGGTTCGCTCATGGGTGAGAGCGGCAAGGGCCTCAATACGGCTGCCGTGAACCGTGGTGACGGTGCAGACGGCAGCGACAGCATCGGTATGGGACAGTGGAACCAGGGCCGTGCAAGCGCCCTGCGTCGCACCGCCGAGCAGATGGGTACGTCGTGGACCGATCCGCGCGCCCAGGTGGCCCACATCGGCAACGAGTTGCAGGGCAGTCACCGCCATGTGCTCAAGAGCCTACTGGCAGCGGGCGACGACGTGAATGCCGGCAACAGCATCTGGACCCGCCAGTATGAGGTGCCTGCCAATGCGGGTGCTCAGGTGGCTCACCGCAGCAAGTACGGCGTGGAGTTCGCCCGCCAAATGGGTGCGATCACCCCGGAGCAGATGGCGGCTATCACCGCTCGTGCTCCCTCAGTGCCTGTTGAGCCCGCCAGCCGTGGTGGTGCTGCCAGCAATGGCCCCGCACCCAGCACTCGTGAGATTGCACAGGCTGGCAACTTCAACCTCGGCAGCGATCCGCTCGCTGGAATGATCGCGCTAGGCGGTCCCACGAATAGTGAGCCGTGCCAGCAGTTGCGTTGCGGTTGGTGCTCGATGCGATCCCGCTCACGATGCGGTCGTTCTCAGCAGCGATTGCAGCGGCCGAACTCTCAGCGGCGCGGTTCACGCTGCTACCCAGCCCTGGAATGGCACCGATGGCACGCTCCACGTATTGAGTAGGCTTGTTGCCCGTGACCATGCCCACGGTGGGCTCGATGCCGATGGCGCGCATGTCCGTGGCCGCCTCGGTGGCAGCCTGAGTGCCGAAACCGAGACCGCGACCGGTGGCCTTGGCAATGCCGATGAGACCACGGCCAATGCCTTCGCCAGCAGCGTTGGTGCCGGCAGTGATCGCCGCGTCAGTCACCTGCTCGCCTGTGGTGCGGGTGTCGTTGTTGCCGTACCACCAGTTGATGCCACGCTGAGCCAGTTCGCGACCGGCAGTGCCGCCGGCAGCAGCGCCAGCCATGGCACCCGGCACAGCACCCACACCGGCAGCCGCCGCGCCAGCGATACCGCCACCGGCAGCGCCGAGGCCACCGCCGATCATCTCGGCGAACATGGGAGCGGCACCTGCGAGATCGCCCATGCTGGGGATCCAGCCCTTGTTATTGTACTTCTGCCATTCGCCCTTTTCGTTTTGGTACTGGAAGTTGTCGCCGTCGTAGGGCATGGCAGTGGGGTAGTGCTTGCGCAGCGCAGCCAACTGATCCTCTGGCTTGCTGAGAGCATCCACCTCGAACCGCACGCTTGCCGGTGCCTCAGCGGTGTCGTTCCATTTGAACTCGGGAACAGGAGCGGGTGCGGCCTGCGGCGAGGTGTTCTGCACGGGAGTAGCCAGCGCACCGAACGGGTTTGCCGCTTCACTATTCGTGGCGGGCTTCGCCTCGGCAGGAGCCACGGGTGCAGCCATCTGAACCGGGGTGGCGAGATCGCCAAAGGGATTGCCCTGGCTGCCGGGAGTGCTGCCGATCACCTGAGCGGTCTGTGCGGGAGCCGATGCGGCAGCGATGGGCGCAGCAGGTGCAACCGGAGTGGCACCTGTGAGAGCACGGAAAGCCAGCGCATCGGCCTGTCCCTTGTCGGCCGTGGCCAACTGCGCCACGGGCTTAGCCGCTTCAGGAAGTGGGCAGTGCTCTCAAGCAGGCTGCCGGCGAAGCGCAGGAGCGCTTCTTTGATGCTGCCGATCAGAATTATGGCCGTGTGGGTGCGCTCACCGGCAACACCCCGGTACCGGGCAACAGCATGGCCAACCTCGGCTTCGAACTGGCCAACGAGAGCGCCAACCTCAGCGCGTTCGGCCGTGAGACCTACGGCAGCGAACTCAAAGCGGCCATGCGCCGTGTGAGCGCGATCAACGAGGACATCGGCAACGGCGCCACGTTCGACCGCATCAAGGAAGCCCGCACGCAGGTGGGCAAGATGCAGCGCGCCAGCACCAACGATGCCGAGCAGGGCTATCTTGGCCGCATGTACGACGCGCTCACCGCTGAGATGGGCGCAGCCGCCGATGCATCCGGCAACGGTGCTCGCACTGCCTGGAACGAGGCTGATGCCGCCTACAAGGCCGGTGTAGCCAAGGGCGCACCCACCAACGTCAAGGAGAACCTATCGCCGATCCTCACGGCCAAGGTGGACGAGGACGTGCTCACCAACATGCTCAAGGGCAGCGAGAAGGGCGGCAACAGGATCGCTGCTGCGCGCAGGCAAATCCTACAGGGCCAGGGCAACGAGGCGTGGGACCAGTTCACCGCTGCCACCGTGGAGCGCTTGGGCAGCACCAGCGACGGCTTTTCGAGCAGTAAGTTCCTCAAGGGCTGGAACGACATGAGCCCCGAGGCCAAGAGCGCACTGTTCGATGGCACAGCCAACGAGGCATACCGCGCCGATCTCGACCGCCTTGCGCGCATCGCGGCCAACGTGAAGCGCTACGGCAAGAGCGCCAACGGCAGCAACACCAGCAACGTGCAGACCATCGTGGGTGCACTCGGTGCCATCGGTGTGCCCGTGGGCGGCGTGCTCGCCGGCAACACGGCCCTGGTGATGAGCAGCCTCGGCAGCATGGCCACCACGGGCGTGGCCTCCAAGGTGGGTGATCGCCTCCTCACCAATCCCACCGTCGTGAGCCTCGTGGCCAACCTGCCTCGCGCTCAGGTGCAGCGCGGTGGCGTTGAGCGCACGATTGCGGCGCTGCACCAGTACGCTGGCAGCCCCGGCGTGGACGATGCCACGCGCGCAGGCATTGTCGCGCTGGCTGAGGCAATCAGCATCCGCAACGACAAGAAGGCAAAGTAACAAAAACAGAGGCCTTGCGGTAAATAGCAGGGCCTCCAACAACGATAAGAAAAGTGGTGATAGATGGCAGATCTAAATAACTCCAGTTGGAGTGAAACAGACAGCAGCAATACTCAACCCGCTCCGAGCGGTTTCCCGTCTGGCATTCTGCCGTCTCAGGTTGGTGGCGTGGTTCGCGCCATGATGGGTGCGATCAAGCGCGCCTTCGACCACGGCAACGTCATGGTTTCCAGCACGGGATCGGCCAACGCTTACGTGCTCACCTATGAGCAGCCCCTACAGAACGGTTATGTGAAGGGTGAGGTATTCCGCTTCTTCGCCCATGCTACGAATACGGGCGCATCCACGCTCAACATCAACGGTGCTGGCGCTCGCTCGCTGCTGCGCGCCGATGGTACCGCTCTCAGCCCCAATGAAATCGTCAGCGGTCAGGTTGTCACCGTCGTGTTCGACGGCGCGAACTTCCTGCATCAGAGCGTGGGTAGCAGGTTCTTCAAAGACAGCGTGAGCATCACCAAGGACAGTGATGCAGTTCTCACGCTAGAGGACACAAGCGCACCGGCAACTTCTTACCGCCGAAAGTCCATCTACTCCACCAAGAATGATGGTGCGAGCGGTAGCAACTGGCTGTTCCGACAGACACGACCCAGCGACGGTGCGATTGAGGACTTCTACCTCAAGGGCGGCACTGGCGGTGACATTTGGACAACCGGCAACTTCAACCCCGCGCTAAAGGCCAACCTGAACGCCAACGTGGTCTTCAACGACACCAACGTGAGTTACCTCACTGTTCGTGCGCAGGGTGGCGGCGAGGGCGGCGAGATCAAACTTGTCAAGGCTCCAACTTCCACCCTCGCGGGCGATGTCATCATCGACACTGCCAACAACTCGCTGCGCATCTACGAGAATGGCGGGGCATTCCGAGGCGTGTCGTTCGACCTCACGCAGTGCGGATCACAGAGCCCGCTCTGGCACGGTGGTAACTTCGAGCCAAGTAGCAAGATGAACGTGAGCAACCCCGCTTCGCAGGGCGTGCTTACCTTGAACAACGGCGGCGTGTCGCTCGTGAGCGGCAGCAGCAACCCCTACATCTACACGGACGTCAATGCCAACAACCTTGTAATTCGTACTGGTGCGCCCAGCGCTTACCGTTACTCGGTGTTCCAGGCCGATGGCTTCCTCAACAACGCTGCGGGCATGCGCGCCAACGGCGACCTCTACGCCACGGGCCGCATCATCGCGGGTGAGGGTCAGGCTGCATCGTACATCGAGATGCGCGACACCAACGAGGGCACTCGCTTCGTACACAATAACAGCGGCAACATCGGCTTCCTTGGTTCGGATGGCGGCTGGAAGTTCTATGTGCGCGACGACGGCACGCTGTGGAGCGCCCAGATGGGCGACATCAATACCCGTATCGAAGACCGCGCAAATGCATGGAGCGCGAGCCGTCGTGACGAGGCCAACACCAACACCGCCAACAACTACTTCAACAAGACCACTGGCACTGCGCAGAACGTCAACAACATTCCGTCGTTTAACGCTGCTGCCCTCGACATCGTGCGCGGTGGTGTCATGCGCGCTCGTTGGACCGTGGATGGTGGCGGAACCACAATCCTGCAGAACGGCGATAACGGCGACAACTTCTTCTACGTGACCACTGGCGGTGGCGTGTGGACCAAGCAGTTTGGTGATCTAAACAGTCGTATCGAGGATCGTGCAGCGGCATGGTCGCGTCAGGAATCGGTCGCGCGTGCCAACGAGCGCGTCGCCAAGACCGGCGACACGATGACGGGCGACCTAACTCTCAACAAGGCTTACCCGACGATCAACATGCTCTACGGCGGCGTGCGGCATGTGGGCTGGCAACTCCGTGAGGACGCGAACACCTACCTTTGGGATCACTCCCTCGGTAACTGGCAGATGCGTGTCGATACGGGCGGCAACATTGTCGCGCGCGGCTCGGTCTACACCGGCAACGGCTCCGCGAACCTCGCGACGAACGGTGACGTTTACGGCTCGGTCTACGGAAACAAGTGGCTCTCGACCCGCCTCGCAGAGATTGATGGCAACGCCAACGGTCGCGTCGCCAAGGGCGGCGACACGATGACGGGCGACCTGCGCCTTCAGACGGCCGACCCGCGCATCAAGATTGACCGCAATGGTGTCGGCGGCTTCTCGTTCCTCGTCCACTCGGACAATCGCCTCTACATTCAGAAGGAGGCCGGTTGGGCCTATCAGAACAACGTCGTCAGTTTCGGCGCCGATGGCTCGATCTGGACCAACCAGTTCGGCGACCTTCACAACCGCATTGAGGACCGCGCTCGTGCATGGGCTGAGACCCGTCAGGCCAACCTCGGCTTTACACCGACACGCCAGGGCGGTGGTCAGTACATGGGCACCAACACCGTGTACATCGGTTGGGACGGTCCTGCTAATGCGCTGCGTGCACAGGTTGATGGCTCTCCACTAGAGCGCATCCTTACGCGCAACTGGGTCAACCCCATCATCGACGTGCGCCTCGCCTATGCCGGCGATCTCGACAACAACTGGAACCTCAATGCCGGTGGGACCGGAGACCCCTATTCGGAGCCCTACGGTGGCGCAGTGATCACATCGCGCTACACGACTTCGTATGCAGCCGTCACATATTGGAGCGGCGCTCGTTGGAGATACTTGCAGAAGCAGGACAGTTACGGAAACTGGTACACAGTAGGATACGTTTGATATGACATATACTATCATCAATCACGGCAATTGGGTGCCGTACACTCGCGATGCTGTGCTGAGCCCGGAGGGTTTTCCTCTGGTGCCAGCCGGCACCATGTTCTGCAAACGCGAGAGCGATGGCGTGGATTGGTACGATTTCTCGCGCGCTGAGGTCTCATTCGCCGAGGGCAGCGTGCTGGTGGCGTGCTTGAAGACCGATCTCGGCTACATCACACAGGGCGTGTTCACCGACCCACAGCGCATGTTTCCGCAAAACCAGATGCTGATTGAGGTGCAGGGGTGGGAGGGTGAGAAGCCTCACAACGAGTTCGGCCTCAAGGTATTCGATCCCAAGGCAGGCACGTTCTCGGAAATCCCTGTGCCCGTGCAGCCGGTGATCACCTACAAAAAGGACATCTGGCTGCGCGCTACGGACGAGGAAGCCGACACCATCGAGCAGGTGCTTTCGCAGCAGACCGCCCGCAAGCAGCGCATCTTCAACGAGGCGCAGTATCTGGATCATGCAGACCCGCTGTTTGCGGAACTGCTGGCGGGCTTCGTGACGGCGTTTGGAACAGAACGAGCCGGCGAATTGCTCGCCGGCTCCGAGGCTTAACGCTCACGAATCGTGAGAGGTGTTAGAGGTGGCTGCGCAGTTTGTTCAACGCAGCCAGCCTCTGCGCATCAACCTCACGGCTGGCGCCGTCAGTGACGAACACGTCAGCGTTGATCATTCCATCAGCGCGTGAACCGATCTGCTGGGTAAGGTCGTACTTGTCGATCAACTCGCCATGTTTGAACCTGTAGGCGCGCACACCCGCCAAAACCGTCACGGTTGCGGTTTTGTCTTCGGGGTTGAAACTGATGAAGTCGATGAACGTGCGTAGCGCGGCGTGAACCTTGGCGCGCAGATTATAGCGCTCTTCCATATTATCAGTGGCTTCCCACTGCTGTCGCATACGCTCGATCTCGCCCTCATCCACGCTGTTGTTGATGGCTAGTTCTGCCTCTGCCTTCTGGCGCTCGTACGCTTGCAATCGGTTTTCCGTCTCGGCGCGTTCGTCTTTGCGCTCCCTGAGACGAGCAAGGATCATGGGTGCAAGGTCGTCGGCTGCTTCCAGTTGGTTCATCAGGCTGGTTTCGCGCCGGCCAATGTCTTCGAGTTTGACCCTGAGTGAAGCGATCTGCTCCTCGATGGCATCCAGGGGCGTTTGAGCACGCTTGATGCGCATGATGTCGCTCAGCATGAACTCACGCACGTTGTCGAGGACACCGCGTTCAAACTCATAGTATCGAAAGTTGTGCATGGGGACGGGGCAACCCACCCCTCGGCGGCGGTTGGAGCAGTTCAAGTAGGCGTACTTGGGTGTGCCCTCGCGGGAGCAGGCCTGAAACATCATCCGCCCACCGCAAGCAGCGCAGCGGCACAGGCCGGTGAAGAGGTTGCCGAAGCCCTCACCTTTGCGGCCGGATCGCTCATGCACGGTCTTGCGCTTGAGGTCGCGAGCCCGCAGCCAAACGTCATCCGATATGACTGCCGGGAAGTAATCTGGGATGGGGTCGCCGGCCGGCTCCTTCTGGCGATTGCCCACCCTCCGGTAGGCTTGGTATTCGCCCACGGCAGCGCGGCTGCGCAGGATCACGCCCACATAGGCCTGCGTCCAAGCGGCATCCCCACCCGTGACGGAGGGCACTTTTTCGCTGTTGAGCGTGCGGGTGATGGCGAACTGGCTGGCTCCCTCAGCAGCCATTTCGAAGATGCGCCGCACGGTAGCGGCGTGCTGGTTGAGGGTGAATTCGATCTTGCCCCTGCCCACGCGCTTGGCGTCGATCCAACCGGGGGTCATGCTGCTGATCGTGTAACCTTCGCTGGCAGCACGAGCACGGCGCGCTTCATAGGATTGGGCCACTCGCTGGCTTTTGCGCAGGCTTTCCTCATGCGCTCGTGCCATGATGGTGAGCGAGATGATCAGTTTGCTCCAATCGTTACCCACAGTCTCCTGGCTGTAGGTTTGATCGTCAGCCAGGGTGACGATCACGATGCCGGCGCGTAGGATTTCGAGGAAGAGGCTCAGTGCCTCAAGCACCTGATCGCGGCTTAGCCGGTCCAGGCTCTCCACGAGGAGGTAACTGCCGGGCTTGACCCGGCCCATTTCCACCATCGCGAGAAACTTACCCAGCGCCCCTTCACGCCGGTTTTTGCCCTTGTAGGCACTCACGCCGATGTCGCGCAGCGTCTCGTCCAGAACCAAGCCGTTCTGCTCGGCCCACTGCCTGCTGAGATCCAACTGGCGTCGCAGGCTGTCGCCCTTGATCTGCTGGTCGGTACTCATTCGTATGTATGAGTATGCGACCCCCGTAGGGGTCATTGATCGCACGTTCATGCCCTTGTTCATCCTCGGCAAGAATTAACGTACAATCAAAAACGGGTGCTTCCATGCCGCCTCGGCGACGCTGATCCTGACCGACCTTGTGCTGAACCTGGAACCGGGCAAGCTGCCGCCCCTGATGCGCCCGCTCCTGCGGATCGCCGGGGCGACCGCGCCCGACGGACGGGCGCCGATCTATCTCCGGCTGGTGGTGCGTCTGCGCAAGCCGGACGCGGCCCGCGCCGCGGCGGCCCTCATCGCCTTGTCGCCGGAGCGGGTCGTGTTCAGCCACGGCGCCTGGTTCGATCGGAACGGCACGGACGCACTGCGCCGCTCCCTCCGCTGGCTGCTCGACTGA